GACACCGCCGAAGACTTTGCGGCGATGGATGACCTGCCGGGAATCGGTATCGGTCTGGACTCTGAAAAGGTCCGCGACATGGCCATGCATATGGGTATGGATGCCATTCAAGGCCAAGTCCTGGCCGGTTCGCTTGGCGTTCCTGTTCAGTTTCTGCAAACATGGCTTCCTGGTTTCGTGGCGATCACTACCGCACCGCAGCTTATTGATGAGGCCATTGGTATCCAGACTGTCGGTGCTTTCGAAGATGAAGAACTGATCCAAAACATCCTCGAAATGACTGGCCGCGCTCAGCCATACGGCGATTATAACAACGTCCCGCTGTCCAGCTTCACGAACAACTTCGAACGCCGTACAAACGTTCGCTTCGAAGAAGGCATGCGCGTCGGCTTCCTTGAAAACCTGCGTTATGGCCGCGTCAACATCGATGCTGCGACCACAAAACGGAACGCCGCTACTCTGGCCCTGAATATCCTGCGTAACTCTATCGGCTTCAACGGCTACAACGCCGCCAATGCCCGCACCTATGGCCTTCTCAATGATCCAAACCTTCCAGCCTATGTCACGGTTCCGAACGGTGCCGCTGCTTCCCCGCTCTGGGCGAACAAGACATATCTGGAAATCGTTGCTGATATCCGATCCTTCTTTGAAGGTGTCAGGATTTCCTCGAAAGGTTTGATCAATCCTTCCAAAGATCAGATGACCTTTATGCTGGGCATCAACTCGGTCGGCTATCTCTCAACTGTTTCTACTTTCGGTAACTCGGTTCAGGAATGGCTGGACACCACTTACAAGAATGTCCGCATCCTGGCCGTTCCTGAATTCGTCGGTGCCAACGGCGGCCTGAACGTGGCCTATGTTTACGCCGATGTGGTCGGTCCAAACACCGAAGATGCATCAACCGATGATCGCCGCACCTTCGCCCAACTCGTTCCAGCCAAATTCCTAATGATCGGCTCGGACAAGGAAATCAAGGCTTATGTCGAAGATTTCGGTATGGCAACGGCTGGCGTTCTGCTAAAACGTCCTTATGCGGTCTACCGCGCAACCGGGATGTAATTCACTGAAAGGAATGCACTATGCCACACGTATATTCGACTCTCTCCGCTGATAACGCCTATACCACTTGGAAAAAATCTGCCTCTGACGGTTCTGTTATCGAGCCCGAAAAGAAGGTTTTGATCAAAGGTGGCACGGGCGTTGTCCGCAAAGACCAGCCCGGCGCCCCGTTGGGTGTCCGTACCGAGGTTTCGGAGAGTGATCTTGCTCATCTCATGGAGAACGAATCCTTCAAGACCCACATGAAGAATAAATATATCGTTGTCCATGATAAAAACTTCGATGCCGAAGTTGTGGCGGCCGACATGGAAACAGCCGATGGCGGCGCTCAGATCACCGAGCACGACATCCCTGAGAATGTTGAAGGCGATGGCAAAATCGAAGTTTCTGTAGGCAAGAAAAGTAAAGGTTAACTATTTGGGAGGAGGCGAATATGACCGACATCGTTTTTGATATTTCGGCATTTCGCCTCCAGTTCCCTGCCTTCGCCAGCATCACCACATACCCCAATGCTACGGTGAATATGTTCTGGGGCATCTCCACAGATTACATCTCAAAACAGAATTATGGCGTTCTCAGGAATGACTCTCGCGCCTACGCGCTGAACCTGCTCACCGCCCACATCCTCGCCCTGAACGATATCATCGCCGCCGGGGAAGTTCCGGGTATCGAAACATCGGCGACGATCGACAAGATCAGCGTGACCACTGCCCCGCCCCCTTATAAAGATGCCTTTGATTATTGGCTCCAGCTTACACCATACGGAGCGCAACTCGCCTTCCTTCTGGCTATGAAGGCCGCCGGCGGTCTATACGTGGGTGCCCGTGACGAACTCGGCGCGTTCCGCAAATCATATGGGTGCTTCAGATAATGGCCCGCGTCAAACGCATCCCCGGCAATATCAGCATGGATGAACTCAAGGTTAGAATTAAGGACCTTGGAAATGTCGAAGGCCGTGTCGGCTGGTTTGAATCCTCAAAATATCCTGATGGAACGCCCGTGGCTTATGTCGCCGCCATTAACGAATTTGGCACCAAGGATATTCCTGCACGCCCGATGATGCGCCCCACCGTCAAGGCAAACCGCGCTGCCTGGATGAAGATCATCGCCGATGGATCAAAGGCCGTTCTCAAGGGACGGATCAGCATGGTTCAGGTTCTGGAAGCAGTCGGCCTGCAGGCGGTTGGCGATGTGAAAAAGACGATTTCAGGTATCACCAGCCCGCCGCTGAAGGAATCAACCATCAAGAATCGACAATACCGTGCCAAACGTGGTAAGAGCCGTGGAACATCGAAGCCATTAATTGATACCGGCTATATGTTTGATACCATCACGAACACGGTGGAGAAGAAGAAATGACTGTTCCAGGATCAAACCTTCTGAACCGGGCTTTCCGAAAGATCGCCAAACAGAAGACAGTTTATTATAAAAACACCGGACGGACTGTAACAGATGCCGGTTACGATGTGACATCCTTTGCCGCTGGCATCGATTTATTGGGAAGCCTGCAACCAGTTCCGCGTAGCCTTTACCTGCAGAACGGACTAGACTTCCAGAAATCCTATGCCCTGTTCTATGTCTCAAAAAACATTGTCGACGTCGGCAGGGATACCGGCGGCGATGAACTGGAATATGCGGGCCGCCGCTATAAATGCGAAAGCGATACCCCATGGTTTAATCAGGACGGATGGCTGGCAATGCTGATGTCCGACATCGGCCCCGCCAAGCCGCCGATCAATCCGACCCTGTTCTTCGGATTCGGTCCATATTACAAGAACTTCGACAACGGGGTGTTTTTTGCTGGACAATGATATTTACAAAAATATCAAAAAGGTTCTGGATGATGGCTTTGCGGCTCTCGGCATGACTGGAATTATCGTAAAACAGCGTTATCAGCCCACAAAGCAGGGTACCCCGATCCAAAATATGGTGACGTTTTTCAAACTTCCGAACGTTCTCGTCGGCTCCCCGCAGGCATCCGATGAATGGGATCATGTAAATTCAATCATGGTCAATAAGCAGATACAAGCAATTGAAACAACACTACAAATCGGCGCGCAGGTGCTTATTGATCCCGCAAAACCATCCCCTTTTACGGCCAGCGACCTTGTCACATCAGCGGCCATGATCCTGCAAAGCCAAGACACGATCACAAAATTCGTCGCATTGGGCCTCGGCGTGCAGAAAATCCGTGGAATCCGCAATCCATATTTTCTTGATGATCGAGATCAGTTTGAGGCCGATCCCTCTTTTGACTTTACCGTTTCGCATGAACAGGTCATTATCAGATCAAGCCCTGTCGTTCAGACGGAAACCTTTGACCTCTATAGAATCTAGGAGATTTTTATCATGGCTATTCCTCTGACACGATACGTCTTTATTACCTCTGGCATCGGTGCCGGAAATAACCTGCGCCAGCGTGACCTGATCACCAGAATTTTCAGCCAAAACCCGCTTGTTCCAACCAATGGGGTTTTGGAATTCACATCGGCAGCAGATGTTGCCAATTTCTTTGGCTCGACATCTCTGGAGTATCTGCGTGCTGCGTTCTATTTTGGCTGGATCAGCAAAAGCATTTCGACGCCGACAAAGATCAGCTTCGCGCGCTGGGCAAATGTTGCCGTGGCCCCGACGATTTACGGTGTCCGTGGCGCCCAATCCGTGGCCAGTTATACCTCGATCACGGCGGGCGCGTTTACCCTTTCCATGGGAGGGTCCGCTCAATCGATCACTGGGATTAACTTCTCATCGGCGTCCAGCCTTTCAGATGTCGCCTCAATCCTTCAAACCGCGATCCGGGCAAAGACCGGAACCGCATTCACCGCGGCAACCGTAACCTATGACCCGGTTCGTCAATCCTTTAACTTCGTCGGCGGCGCGACTGGCGCATCGGTCATCACTGTTGTGGCTGGTACGGGAGGTAACGATGTCGCCGGTCAGATCGGATGGTTGCCGGGCACAACGGCCCTGTTCTCCGATGGCTCTGACATTCAGACCCTGACCCAACTTCTGAACACATCAATTAACATTTCGAATAACTTCGGGTCGTTCTGCTTCACAGTTTACCTGACCCCGGCACAAAACCTTGAGGTCGCTACGGTAAATGATTCCAGTGCCTACAATAATCAATTCATGTTCCTTGTGCCGACAACGGCGGCTGATGCGTCAACGAACAGCACGAACCTGCTCGGTCTGGCCGGTGAAGCCCTCACTCTGGCACCTATCTCCACAGAATATCCTGAGATGGTTCCGGGCATGATCTTGGCCGCAACGGACTATACGAAACGGAACTCTGTCAAAAACTACATGTTCCAGCAGTTCACGTTGACTCCATCTGTTTCTGATAGCACAAACGCTAATCTCTATGATGGCCTGCGCGTTAACTATTACGGTGAAACACAATCTGCCGGTCAAAAGGTCCAGTTCTACCAGCGCGGCATCATGACCGGTCTGGCCAGCGATCCCGTCGACATGAACGTTTATGCGAACGAGATGTGGCTGAAAGATAGCGCATCGGCAAACATCATGACATTGCTCTTGTCGCTGGAAAAAATATCTGCCAATAACAATGGCCGTATCCAGTTGCAGACCGCCCTTCAGGGGACAATCAATGCCGCTCTGAATAACGGGACAATCAGCGTGGGTAAAACCCTTACGCCTGCTCAGCAACTCTACATCACTCAAATAACCGGCGATGATCAGGCATGGAGGCAGGTCCAAGCAATTGGTTATTGGCTGGATGTCACATTCCAGCAATATGTCGGTCTCGGTGGCACCACAGAATACCGCGCCGTGTACACTTTAGTGTATTCTAAGGACGATGATATCCGCAGCGTAAACGGCACCCACATTCTTATTTAACCTTTAGGAGCAAAAAACCATGACGACTTATATCTCAGGCTTTGGCCTTCAGGTCCGTTTGATCGCCTCGACAACCTTCCCTGCTGGGATCACGATTACCCAGTTCGCGGATGATACTGATCCCTTTGATCAGCCCAGCATCAAGGTCGCAGAGGCAACGACAGGGCTAAACGGTGATCTGATCATCGCATCGAAAGGAACTCCGCTCCCTATTACGTTGGGTGTAATTCCAAACAGCCAGGATGATCGAAATCTAGCTATCTTGCTGGAAGCCAATCGCACCGCTAAGGGTAAAAATCCTGCCCGGGATCGTATCCAGATGACCGCACTTTATCCGGATGGTTCTACCCAACTCCTCACAGAGGGCGCAATCACGGACGGACCAGCCGGCAATAGTGTCGCTTCCGCCGGGCGCTTCAAATCTAAGTCTTATATCTTCGCCTTCGAGAACCGTGTCATTACAGGGATACCATCACTATGATTTTTTTAAAGCCGAAAGAAGTTGAAATCGATACTGAGGACGGGGTGAAAACCTTCGTCCTCTCACGCATTCCTGCGGTACAGGCACGTGAGATTATTACCCAATACCCACTGACAGCCCTGCCGCGCGTAGGGGAATATAAATCGAATGAAGCCATGATGTATAAATTGATGGCTTATGTTCAGGTCAAAACAGAAACCGGAACGCTGATCCCACTTTCCACGATGGAGATTATTAACAACCATTGCCCGACATGGGAAGTTCTGGCAAAACTTGAAATGGGAATGATTGAGTACAACACAACTTTTTTTCAGAACGGGCGGAGCTCAAGTTTCTTAGAAGCTATCGCCCCGAAGGTAAGAGCGTTGATTTCCCAAATGTTGAAGGAATCATCGGCACCATCATCGGGGAATCAGGGTACGCCACCCTCAATGAGCTAAGAACGGTTTATGATCTCGAAGACGCCATGGATATGTGGGAAGTCATCGTAACCAAAAGGTTCAATGAATGGCTTGCCGTCCAGAATGCAAAAGGGAAATAAAACAATATGGCTGGCGGACTCCTAGAAACATTCTTCATTCTCTTCGACAGCGACGCTAAAAAGGTCGAAAAAGAAGCCGACAAGGCTGGCCATGCCACAGAACGTCTGACCGAACGCATCAACCTTGGCCATGGTGCCGCGATCCGCCTCGGTGAAAGCCTTCATGAAACAGTCCTTGAACTTGGTGCCATGGTCGGAGGCCTGCTGGCGATCGGCGCATCGATCGAGGGCATTAAGCAGGCCGAGGAATATGCGGCAAAACTAAACGACACATCAGAAACTCTTGGCATTAGCGTTGAAAATCTCAGCGCATGGGGGGATGCAGCCCATCATCTTGGGGGAAGCGCGGACGGCCTCACCGATTCCCTGGCCCGCCTCACCGCCAGCCTTGCCCAGGTAGATGTTACTGGCAAATCCCGCGCGGCCCCGTTCTTTCAATCCCTTGGCATTCAGATGCTTGATGCCAACGGTAAGGGTCGTCCTGTCCTTGATCTTCTGACAGACCTTGCCGGGAAATTCGAAGGCATGGACAAACAGGAATCCCTCGGTCTCGGCAGAAAACTGGGGCTTGATGATGGAACAATTCGCCTTCTCCAGCAGGGTAAACAGGGCCTGACAGACCTTGTGGCGAAGACCAAGGAATATGGTGTCATTACCACAGAACAGAGTGAGGTTGCCGATAAATTCGACAAGCAACTGGATTGGACAAAATTACTGTTCCGTACACTGGCTCTGGAAGTCGGGACGCCGGTTCTGGAAGCCTTCACTAAATTCCTCGAAGGTCTGCAAAAGGTTCTTTTAGTGATGAAAGAACTTCCGCAATGGCTGCGCGAAAATTCGGAATACTTCAAAACTCTGGGGTATACGATCGGCTTTGTGGCCACCATTATCACTGCGGCTATGATACCGGCCATCATAGAAATGGGCGCAACGTTGGCGGCGTGGCTGGTCAAGAATGAACTGTTGCTGGCGATCATGGCCGGTCTCCTTCAAGCGACCGCAATCGGGTTCTTGCTTAACATTCTCCTTGTGGCTGCCCTAGCCGCTGGGTTCTTCTTCGTCTATTTAGTGCTTGATGATATCCGCGCCTTTATTGGTGGGGAAGATTCCTATCTGGGCCGTGGATTAGTTCGCATCGGCGAATTGATTGACGGTCTGGCACCAAAAACAAGGAAATGGCTCACCATTCTTTACGATATCGCAAAGATCATGGCGAATCTTGCTACCCTTAATTTCAAGGGAGCGCTGATTGAAGGATTGAAATTCGCTGTTGATCTTAAATCCCTCCGAATGGCAGATGCAAATCCGATCAATTCCCAATCATCTGGAAGCATTTTGCGCAGCGGTAATAGTAAAACTACCGTTGTTCAGATCGATCAAATCAACATGCAGACTCAGGCCCAGTCCATCGATATGATCGCGCAACATTTTGCCGATTCCCTGCAACAGCACATAAAACAGACCACCGCGAATTACGATGACGGGGTGAGATAATGCCCTTATTGAGCGCACTTATTCCAAGCGGTTCTGCGGATGTCGTCGCGGTCTTTGACCAGACATTCAAGCAGTTATTTTCAACGGCACGCCCTTTAAAGATTACCGTCAAAGAAGAAAAAAAGGTGATGCAGCATCCGATCGAAACCGGGGAAGTGATTGCTGATCATGCCGTCATACAGCCAGTCAACATCGAATTATCGGTTCTCCTGCAGGGGCGAGATGATTATCGTAGTGTTTATCAAGAAATCAGGACTATTTTTCTGAACAACACGATCATTATCGTCCAGACCAGAACCGGAACCTATTCAAATATGGTCATCTCGGCCATGCCGCATGATGAAACCCCTGAACAATTTGACATGATAGCCATCGCGGTTAAACTTGAAGAGGCCCTTTTTGTCACACCGAAGACGGGTAAACTTCCACCGGCAAAGGTTAAAGACAAAAAGAAGGCCTCGACCGTCGATGCAGGAGTTAAACAGCCGAAACCAGCGAGCCCATCAGCCCTGATCAAATTCTCAGATTTCGTAGCGGGATTTAGATAATGGTTCAGCAGATAGAAATTCAAGCCATCCCGAATCAATCATTCTCAGCCAGGCTGGATGATTCGTTCTATCAATTCGTCATCCAGGAAGTGAATGGAGAAATGGCGATCTCGATTACGCGCGATAGCACTCTTATCATCAGCGGACAACGAATCATCGCTGGCATGCGTATCTTGCCTTATGCCTATGAAGAGCACGGTAACTTCATCATCGACAACATGAATGATGATCTGATTTATTACGATAAATTCGGGATTAGCCAATTCCTGTATTATTTCAGCCAATCCGAACTTTTAACGATAAGGGCGACATGATTGAATTTGATCCGCGCATCGTCCGCCTCAGTATTCAAGTAGATGATCAATTGAAAATCTATGATGGTCTCGCCATAACTGCAACCGGCACAAAATACGCGAATGCAAATCAAAACGAATGCGAAGTAAAAATAACGAATATCCTTAAGGCAACGCGGGATTATATCCTGACCGAAACATCGCCTTATAACCTCAACAGAAAACCCAAAAAACTTATTCTTGAGGTCGGTCGCCAGTCCTACGGCACATCAAAGATTTTCGTCGGCGATATCGTTTCTGCAACCATTGGCCAGCCCCCGGATATTGATCTGACCATCAAGGCGATGACAGGGAACTTTCTCAAGGGAAATATCATATCAACCCATGAGCCGGGCCGATCATCGATCAAGGAGATATCGGGTAAGGCGGCAGTAAGCAAGGGACTGACACTTGATTTCCAGGGCGATGATAAAGCCATTGCAAACTATTCGTTCACCGGCGGATCTTTGGGCGAAATCGATAAGATCGGAGAGATGGGCAATATTAATGCCTTCATCGATGATGAAACTCTTTTCGTTAAGAATGTTGATCGACCTCTGAATGGAGATATCCCGTTATTTGATCAGCACAGCGGTATGATTGGCATCCCACAGATCACTGAACACGGCGTTAAGGTCGAGGTCCTTTTCGACAACCGCGTGCGCGTCGGTGGCGGTATCCAGATCGTGAGCCAAATGAATCCTGCCGCGAATGGAATTTATGTTATCTATAAGTTAGGATTCTCCGTGGCATCGCGCGATACCCCGTTTTATTATCTTTGCGAATGCAAGAGGTTGAGCCCATGACAAACGCACCTCCATCCATAGATCCGGCCGATGAAGGAACGCTACTGGGCGTCTTTAAACTTGTGCTCAGCAAGTTCCTAGCCAATACAGATGACTGTCTCCCCGCTATCGTGAAGGGATATGATCGGGCTTCAAACCGCGCCACGGTCCAGCCACTTATCCAGAAAGTATCCACAATCAACCAAACGTTCTCGCGCGCGCCGGTGGCCAGCGTTCCCGTTTTTCAGATCGGTGGCGGAAATGTTGCATTGCTATTTAATATCAATCCCGGTGATCTTGGCTGGATCAAAGCCACTGACCGAGATATTTCCCTCTTCATGCAAAACTTTGCTGAAAACGGACCCAATACAGACCGCATGCATAGTTTTGAAGATGCTGTTTTTTTTCCGGACAATATGCGCGGCTATACGATAAACGCCGAAGACGAAGAAAATTGCGTTCTTCAGACCCTTGACGGAACGCAGCGGATTTCGATCTGGCCGGACCGTATCAAGATGACATCAGGATCATCGGCTATAACGATCCAAGATACTCAGATCACCATCGACACCGATCTGGTGACCTTCACCGGCGACATCAATGGCACCGGCGCACGCGGTGTTGGACTTGGCGAAGCGGCCTTTGCTGGCATCCTGCGCGGCGCCACGGATGTCATCGGCGGCCCGAACAATATTTCCCTTAGCACGCACGTCCATGTAAACTCAGGAGGTACAGGGGATTCAGGAGAGCCGAAACCATGACAATTACGCTGGCTGTGAATGAGAACAACGATCTTTTCGTCTCCCCGGACGGAAACATAAATCTTGTCAGGGACATAAACTCAGTCCTGCAGGTCTGCGCGCATGTCGCAAAAGCACAGTTGACAGAAATGGTCTTGGCCTATGATCAGGGAATCCCGAACTTCGAAACCATCTGGACGGATGCCACCGATACATTACAATATGAATTCTATCTAAGACAGGCGCTGCTGGCGGTCGACAATGTCACAGGGATTGCTAATCTCGTAATTGACGTCAGGGATAACACCCTTTTCTACACCGCAACCATTCAGACAACTTTCGGAGAGGCGGAGATTAATGGCATATCAATACCTGGATAGAACCGGGGTCATCATCCCACAGACCAGCGATATCCTGACCATCGTTCAGGGCGAATACCAGACCGCGCTGGGGGCCGATCTTTCACTTGATCCCAGCACTGTCCAGGGCGTACTGATCACCGCAGAAGCCCTGACGCGGACCGCTACAGTCCAGAACAATGCTGATGTCTCAAACCAGCTTAATCCCAATATTGCCGAAGGAATATTTCTGGATGCTATCTGCGCCCTGACCGGACTTGAGCGGTCTGCGGCCACAAAATCATATGTCTTGGCCACCCTAACCGGGGTTGCGGGCACTGTAATTCCGGCGGGAGTGCGCGCGATGACTCCGGCTGGCGACCAATTCGCGTTGATCAGTGATACAACTATCCCAGGCGGCGGAACGGTAGATTCCCCGTTTCAGTCCGTTGAATTTGGTCCGATCCCGTGCCTCTCCGGTGACCTATCACAGATTGTTGACGGCGTCCTTGGCTGGGAAACGATCACCAATGCGGCCAGCGCGGTCCTTGGCCAGAACCTCCAAACCGATCAATCCCTGCGCGCGCTGCGCAAGGTAACGCTGGCCCTGCAGGGTGTTGCTCTGGTAGAGGCGCAGGTTTCAGCCCTTTACGCCACGGCCGGGGTTCGAAGCCTGACCTATCGCGAGAACGTGACCGGGTCAACGATCACGATCGATAGCGTTTCCATCCTTGCCCATTCGGTTTATGCCTGTGTGGATGGCGGATCAAATTCCGATGTGGCCATGGCCCTCCTGCAAAACAAATCAGCCGGCGCGGGATGGAACGGGGGGACATCGGTTACCATTACTGAACCGGTCAGCGGGCAGTCGTATACCGTGAAATTTGACAGACCTACCGCTATCCCGATTAAAGTCCGAGCCACCATCAAAGTGGCTGATTCCCTTATCGATGGACCATCTGCTGTAAAACAGGCCATTCTGGATTATGCCGCTGGTCTCTTGGAAGGCGAGCCGGGCTTTACCGTGGGATCAGACATTTCCTCTTTCGAACTGGCCGGGGCGGTCAATCGTGAGGTTCCTCAAATCTATGTCCAGAACATGGAGATAACGACTGTGGCGGCGAACAGTTTCAGCAATGCTGAAATCGTTATTGCTATTAACCAGATCGCAACCCTGATTTCATCAAATATTACGGTGAATGTGGTATGAGCCAGGGCGTAAGGGAATTCGATTTTTCTGTGGATTTGCTGCAAGCTTTGCTTTGGCAATATGAGAGCGCCCTTTCCCTTCAGTCATTGCTCGAGCAAAAGCAGAATTGGTATAACGTCAACCAGCAGCAATTCTGGGAAAGCTGGTACCGGGATGTTTTTAACCTTCAAACTGCAAATCAGTTCGGCCTTTCGGTCTGGGCTATCATATTAGACATTCCCATTATTGTGGTCGTCACGCCACCAGCGGATGTCGTGGGATTTGGCTGGGGCCCGCTTCATAAAAACTTCACTCATGGAAACTTCAGGGCCACAGCGGGATCTCAAGAATTAACCGTCGAACAGGCGCGCACCGTTCTTCGTATGCGTTATTTCCAAATAACTTCACGTGGAACAGTACCGGAAATTAATAAGTTTCTGAAAATCCTGTTCGGCGACCTCGGGCCGGCTTACGTCCAGGACAATTACGATATGACGATGACGTATGTCTTTGAATTCGCGGTCCCGTCAAATCTTTCCTATATTTTCAAGAACTTCGATATTCTGCCGCGCCCGGCCGGAGTTTCGGCCAGTATTTCGGTTCTCCCATGAATGTGATATCTTTCTGATTAGGAGTCAAAATGGCACAGACATTCTTCAGGACACCATTTGCAAGTTCAGGAACAGTTGTAACGATCCCTGAAGCTTCTCAGGTCGATGGAACCGTAAGCTTTACGGATGGTTTCGGCGTTGATTACCAAGCCGATCCTAGCGATCCAGCAGTTCTTTATCCGGAGCGACCAGTCATAAACGAGCTTTTCCGCTTGGTGATGGAGAATATCCAAGTCCTGCAGGTTCACGGTTTCCCGGATTTCATTACATCGGCCCAGAATGATGGATCACCATATTCTTACGATATCAACGCATTCGTTCGCTGGACGGATGGAAAAGTCTATTATTCCCTCGCCAATACGAACACGGCGGATCCAACCGACAACACAAAATGGGCCCTATTCGCGCAGGCCAGCCCATTCAAGACCGGGGATACAAAAGGAACCTACGCGACAACGCTGGAGAGCGGGTGGGTTTGGGAAAACGGGAATACTATTGGCAACACAGGATCAGGCGCCACGAACCTTGCTGATCCATCGACTCAAGACCTTTTCAATCTTTTCTGGTCATATCCGGCCACACAATTACCTATCTTTACCAGTGCTGGTGCACCATCAACGCGTGGCGTTTCTGCTGCTTCAGATTGGGCCGCTCTCAAGGCAATCGCGGTTCCTGACAGCAGGTCACGCACTGCAATCTCACCGGCCACCATGGGCGGAACGACTGATCCAGGAAGGATCACGAATGCCTTGAACGGGTTCGATCCAACGATCTTAGCAAATACAGGCGGCACGCAGGGCGTTTCACTGACCACCGCACAGCTTGCCAGCCATGTTCACGGTGTCGGAACATTGGCCACATCATCAGCCGGTGCGCACGTCCACAATATAGGATCAGGCCCAGATGCCACTGGTAGCGGGTCTTACATCAACGTTTCTAACCAATCATTTGTTAATTCGTCCGTTACCACGGACAGCGCCGGAGCGCACGTTCATACCATTACAGGATCCGTTGGATCGTCCGGTAACGGAGATATCCATCCTAATGTTCAGCCTGTAATCGTGCGGAATACCCTCATCAAGCTTTAAGGAGCGCCCATGTATTTTAAAAAACCTTTTGCTGAAGAAGGTCAGAAAACTGCAATCCCCGAAACATCTGTTGACGGAGCAGTTGGCTATGATACGGGATACGGCCCTGATTATTCTCTTGATCCCAACATTGACCCCACGAATGCTAAGACAATCGAGCGCCTTTCTTTCAACGATCTGATGTTTGAAATTACATCAGCTATAAAAGATATCCAGGAACAGGGCATACCTGATTTTATTACGACATCTGATAATGATGGTACGCCATTCCCTTATGCGATCATGGCGATAACCAGATATCAGAATAAGAATTACATCTCTTTGCAAAGCAATAACACCGCATTGCCAACAGACGATACGAAATGGATGGAACTTGGCGCCATCACCGGCATGATCGAGCAAGGCAACAATGTCACCATCACCGGTTCAGGTACATTGGAAGACCCTTACGTCATCAATGCCACGGGCGGCGGCGGTGGTGGCGCTGTCGACAGCGTAAACGGCCAGACCGGAACCGTCGAACTTGATACCGATGATATCCCCGAGGGTGTAGCACAATATTTTACTGTAGAGCGCGCACAGGATGCCGTTGGAACTATATTCGACAGCACACTGGTTTATGATGATGCAACGCCGGGTATGGGGCGTTCGAGCATCACAGGCGATATCACAATTCCGGCTGGATCGAATACGGCGGCCATCGGTGCCGGGGTCATTGTCGATGCCGATATCAACGCCGCGGCGGCCATTTCTCTTTCAAAATTGCAGGGCCTTACAGTATCCCGGGCCGTTGTTTCGAGTGCCTCTGGAATTCTGACAGCATCGGCGACAACGGACACAGAACTCGGTTTTGTTTCCGGTGTTACATCGAATATTCAGACCCAATTGAACGGAAAACAGGCCTCTGGGAATTACATCACGGCGCTGACAGGCGATATCACTGCATCAGGACCGGGATCATCGACCTCAACGGTTGCGCAAATCCAAGGGAAAACGGTAGCGGGAACAACGGGAACCGGAAACGTAATGTTCTCCGCGTCACCGACAGTCACCGGAACATTGACAGCGGCGGCCATTACCGCCAGCGGTGCCGTATCGATCGGTGGTGCCCTGAACATGAACTCGCAACTCATCAATAACGTTGCGACCCCGGTTTCAAATAATGATGCCGTAAACAAGGCCTATGTCGATGCCATTGCGCAGGGACTGTCTGTCAAGAATTCTGTCGGTCTGGCCACGGCTGCGGCGCTTCCTGCAAATACCTACGCAAACGGGACGGCGGGTGTCGGTGCCACTCTGACGGCCACAGCAAATGGGGCACTGTCCGTTGATGGTGTAGCCGTTACCACCGGCCAAAGGATTCTCGTCAAAAACCAAGCCTCCGCACTGCAAAATGGTATCTATACCGTTACCAATACTGGTGCCGCCGGAGCCGCCTATGTCCTGACCAGGGCGGTTGATTTCGATCTGGCCACTGAGATCCCCGGAGCATTCGTTTTCGTTGAGACGGGCGGGACGGCGAACGGCTCGACAGGATGGGCTGTTCCTTCTCCGGGGCCGTACACAATCGGCACAACGGCGATCAATTTCACCCAGTTCTCCGGTGCCGGTACTTATACGGCATCGACTGGACTGACATTAACCGGTTCGGCATTCTCGATCACAAATACCGCCGTCGCCGCCGGATCATACGGATCATCCACTATGATCCCGACCTTCACTGTCAATGCACAAGGCCAACTCACTGCGGGAGGAACAACTGCAGTCATTGCGCCTGCGGGCACGCTCACAGGAACCACGCTGGCTGCAAACGTCCTCTCTTCAAGCCTGACATCGGTCGGAACCTTAACCGGCGGCGCGACTGGTGCCGGGTTCACAATAAATTTCGGAACATCAACCCTTTCAGGTAACGTCCCTGTCAGTCATGGCGGAACAGGTCTTGCAACGCTGACCGCACATTCTCTTATCATCGGTCAAGGAACTTCAAATCCGACATTCGTGTCTCCTAATACCGCAGGATATGTCCTCACCGATAACGGCCCCGGCGTTGATCCTTCATTCCAAGCTGCAACGGCGGGCGCTCCGGGAGGATCGAATACCCAAGTTCAGTACAATAATTCCGGGGCTTTTGGTGGGGCGGCGCTCACATCGATTGATGCCAATGGGAATATTCTTCTCGGTGATAATACTCTTCCGACACTTCCACCAACTCCGACATCGGGAACGACTTTATTTAGCGGAAATGTTTCTGGCAGAAGTTGCCCGACATATATAAACAATGAAAATTCATGGGTTGATCTTCAATCAAACATAGGCAGAACAAAGATAGGTGGTTATTTCGCTGCCGGATGTGGAAATGGTGGATTTACTCTTTTAGCTGCTGTCGCTCCGACCCCGCAAGGGACGGTCGCAACGAGACCAGTTCTCTCTACGAATCTCTCAACGACTATTAGAAGAACTGCATACACATCGGCAGCAGCAGCTAACTCGACTACCGGGGTAGGCGGCGGAACACCGACAACAGCCGGAACTGGTTTAACGGCTTGGCGGGGAAACTCTCCCGGTCAAGGGGGATTTTTATATATATACCGTTTTGTAATTGATACACCCCAACCGGGTATGAGGGCATTCATAGGATTAACGCCAACTGCGCCTCCTATTGTGTCTGGTGCAGATCCTTCATCTGCAATTAACATCATCGGCTTTGGCATGGATGCTGGGGACAGTAATTTCAGCATCATGAATAATGATGGAACTGGGACTGCCACTAAAACCCCACTCGGAACAAACTTCCCAGGCACAACCGCAAATGTAGTTTATGAAGCAAGATTCTATACACCTCCAAACGGCTCTGGAATATCTTGTTCACTTGAGAGATTAGATTCCCCACAATTCACATCTAGTACAATAACCACTGATATACCAGCGAATACAAATTTTCTGGCCCCTCAATTGTATTTTAATACTGGGGCAGGAACTAATGCGGTGATGATAGCGATATCATCAGTTTATATCGAGACACCCATATAATGGAGATAATGATGGAAATAATGGAAGTTGTTTTAGATAAAGTGATAATCATAGATGAAAATATGATACAGGCCCAATGGAGTCCAAAAAATATAGAACTTTACAATGTTGGACCTACAGGATCTTTCTTGAATAAAATAGGATCTATCAAGGAGACAACTGATGCCTATGAACCAATTGCCGCCCGGGAATTACTAATTCAAGCAGAAAGACTGTTTCCGGGGCAGTATAAACTTGACCCCAAATATCATACAGAAGGATAAAAAAATGACTGCATTAAATTTAGTTTTCGGAGTTACTTACAACACCACATCCAGTAACTGGAATGGTAATTTTACTGGCGTTAACGACGGCATTTACACAATTGATCCAAATGTTCTTAATCAGGTAAGTTATGGGATTGGTCAATTTAATATGGGGCCACTTGATGTATCTACTCTTACATTCCCTGATTTTGAATCTGCCGCTTCATATTACTTTTCTCAAACATCAGCTTCAGCAATCAGCACAATAAACTCCACATTAGGTTTCACACTTTTTACAAGCGCGAATCTTGTAAAGTATCCGAAGGACCTTGATGACGTACTCGCAGCAAAAGTTGAAACATCTCGAACCATCAATGGTCACAATCTAACCGCAGATGTCACCGTGACAAAATCCGATATCGGCCTCAGCAATGTCGACAACACAGCGGACTCCGCGAAATCATTTACCGCCTCGCAAGTCACTGATTTTAGCACCGCCGCAGACGCAAGGATTACTGCACAAAAGGGTAATGCAAACGGCCTTGTCCCGCTCGATAGCGGCAGCAAAATATCAGCAACATATCTCCCCAACACTGTCATGGAATATCAAGGCAATTGGGACCCATCGACAAACATTCCTGCGCTGGTGGACGGAACTGGAAATACTGGCGATGTCTATCGTGCCAGTGTGGCGGCAACACGAAATATCGGCTCTGGCAATCAGACATGGGCGATTGGTGATCTTGTCATTTATAACGGTTCGATCTGGCAACATTCTCCTGCCGCAGATGGCGTATCTTCCGTCATGGGTCGCACCGGTGCTGTAACCGCACAATCCGGGGATTACAATCTCGATCAGGTTTCGGATGGCGCCACAAATAAAGGCTATACTGCGACTGAGAAAACTAAACTCGCTGGAATCTCTGCTGGCGCAACTGCGAATGACTTAAAGGTTTATGCCGGTACTGCCCTGAAGGCGAATCCCATTCTTTACACCTCAATGGGAACTGTCTCTGGTGGTTCAGTGGTTTTCAACCTGACAAATGATGGCCTTTCAACTGGAACTCCTTTGTTCCCGAATGGACCTATTGTTGGCAGCCTGAATGCTTTTGTCAGTGATGCTGCCGCTTCATATCAGATGGCTGCAACATGGTCGAACAGCAATAAGACAGTCACCATTACCGCTAACAAATTGACAACATCCAATATTCTGACTGGTGTACTAGGTCAGGCTGCTGCGAACTCAGCCGTTGTGTATATGAACGTCTGGGGTAATTAATATATAAAGCCGCTCTGGGAAACCGGGGCGGCTTTATTCTTATGTTCTGCAATGTTACGATATCTTTACAGAATTGACATGGTATCGCCCCACACGGAGAGTAAATTAATGGACGGTAAGGAAATAATTTTAGCCGTCATAACTGGGCTAGTTGCTTTTGTCCAATTGCTTATCGGATTTATCGTGAAGGACATGAAAATGCAGATCAGCCAAAATCGTACTGATAATGTTGATACTCGTAATCTTGTCGAATCAGTCAGAAATGAACTTTATAAACATTATCCGAATAAGCAGGATCTAAAGGACGCCGTTGACGATCTGAAGTCCGATAATAAAGATATGGACAAGAAGCTCGATTCCATCATCGAAAAAATAGGCGCACGCAAACCCCATTGATCTAAAAATATTTTCTGTCATCATTATCGCATGGCAGTAATTCCTCAACCTGATCCAGATGATCCCTTGAAGGTCCGACGCCTTCTTGCCTTTGCATGCGTATTTTTTGCCCTCGTCATTTTCCCAGTCTTCATCGCCATTATGTGCGGTTTCTTCATGCTGGATGAAAAGCTCGCCCTGCAGCTAATAATTTATGAGGGAGCAATATCATCCGGCCCGCTGGTTGCATATCTGGTCGCTGCGCAGAAACTCCAATCATCAGAATCTAAAAAGGATCAGTCATGATGCCATCACAGGATTTGGTTGAGTTCGTCAGACGCCGTGAAGCTCTCCGCCTTGTGGCATTTAAGCCTACACCGAAAGATGTCTGGACCATCGGATATGGACGAACCCGTGGCGTTTACCAAGGCATGATCATCACGCCATACGAGGCCGAGGAGTTCCTTTATGACGATCTTGGCCAGTCCGCTGAAGATGTCGATGCCACGGTCCGGTTTCCGCTGAACCAGCATCAATTCGATGCGCTTGTCTCCCTGCTTTACAATATCGGGGTGACATCCTGGAAAAAATCATTGGCCCGGGAACTGCTGAACGAGGGAAATATTGATCGTTTTGATCGAGAAACGTTCTCTGCCCAGTATGGCTGGACCAAACAAGGCGGCGTCATCGTGCCCGGCCTTGTCAACCGGCGCCAGATGGAACGCGATATTTTCTTCAAAGCCATTTATGCGAAGTAGCAAGCGTGCTATCCTCGGGGTTGTTAACAACTCAAACCCTACAGAGGATTAGATATGACTGCTTTCATGCAAACTTTCTTCGGCAAGCTTCTCACCAAACTGAAAAACCTGTTCACGGACGGCCTCGATGATGTCGGTGCCATGATCGTGCCAATGCTTCCCCAGATCAAAGAAATCGGCACCGATGCTGTAAAGGCGATTGCTGCAGCGGCCCTGCTGGCAGTGAAGGCAGCGGCGGCCGACGGCAAGAGCGGAAAGGCCCTGATCGATGTTGCCTATCAGGCGGCCAAGGATGAGTCCGAGAAACAGGGCAAAGATATCTATGCAACCACGGCCAGCCTGATCGCAACCGTTGTTACTAGCCACGCTCAGGCCGATGCCACCGCAGAAGTGCCGACAGTGGAAGTCAGCGCCCAAGCTACCCCGCTGCAACAGGTCGCATTCGCCGAACCTGACTTCACCGCAGACGATCACTTAGCATGAAGATATTCTGGACAGTTCTAGAATGGGCTCTCTCCCGCCTTTTTGGCGGGGGGGATGCCTCTGACCGTGACGACAAGGTAAATCTGGGAAAGGCTCAAAATGAACTCGAACATGTCAAACAGGACAACGAGGACCGCGCGGCTTTGGATAATCTCAAGTCTCATAGTTCCGATGATGCTGATGAACGGATGCGCAGGGGCGATTTCTGACCCCCCGGTGGTTCCCGTGTCCGCCCCTGCCTCTGGCCCGGCCAAACCCCTCCCCACCCTATACGCCTATTCAGCCCCGTTTCTGGCCCGTGGGCTTGCTGAATTGCAAACCCTTCCGACATCACCCTGCGCCCGCGACATCGCTATAGACGCCCCGCCGTGCTCGGCCCTGCGCCGAATGTTGACCGATTACCTCGATAACCGGGACGGTCTTAGGGTTTTGGGCGCTAAACCGCATTAAGATTCACTAAGATCGATAAGATGCAAAAAGGCCCCGGGTTTTATACCGGGGCCTTTCTGATTGAACAGAGGAGGAGAAGAGTGTCTGGAAAACAATCGTATCACAATCGCTCGACATCTGAATAGGCTAGATTTTCGTTCGCTGCCGGTGCCAGCCGGGCACAGACCAGTTTCGATACTTTGGAAAACATGATCTTCGGTCCGGACATGCAGGCGCGCGGGACACCATTAATTAACAGGATTGGCATTTATCATTTTCCTCGCATCCTTGAAACATTTCCTGAACATCCGTATTGCGTCAGCCTCTTTGACACCTGCATCTGACATCATGCCCACGGTCATGATCATCATTGCCGGGGCCAGGATCTTTGGAGGTATCATCGTTTCGACAAGAAGGTTTCCAAGGTCGATGACACAGAGGCGAATTTTGTCTGATTCTTCTGTGGTGTAGGCGGTCATTCCCCATCTCCATCCGGTTTGTATGCTGCTATCATTGCGAGATAAACCTCCCGCATCCCGACTGAATGAACGGGCCAAACTAAATCAACCAGTGGTGTACCTTTCATTGTTTTCTTGCCCTTTGCATCTTTGCTGCAATACATCCGAGCGCCAGCCTCAATCATCTCCTCAGTCGGCTCCATCGGAACCACAACCATCCCCTCACCATTCCTTGCCATGAACTCAAGGGCTTTAATTGCCAGCCTTAGATCGTCTACGGTCATTCCACCGGCATACTCTGAAACTTTCAGTTCATCACATCCCTCAAATTCAGTATCAAAATAATCAAGAGTATATCTGGCTCTATCCAAAGCCATCTCAAACTCGTTCTTATCGTCCATCACTTCCTCCTTTCCACCATTCCTTGTTCAACGCAAACGGTCCAGCTAGTAGACCGACAACCAACTTCGACATTGTCGGACGTTTATCCATCCAAAGTATGGCAGACAGGCAAACAGCGTGCCCATAGGCAATCCAGAGGAAAAATCCCATTAATAAATCAAACAACGTCATCACTTCCTCCTGTACTGTGCTGTTATTTCGTTTTCAACCAGTGCGGCAACCGGAACCATAAAATGAATCGAAAGTGCCCTGATTAAATTCAGCGTTGGGTTTCTTGTTTTTTCGTTCTCAAGATCATGCAGATTTCCCTTAGAGCATCCGATTGCTGTGGCAACATCTTGAAGGCTTTCACCTGACTGTTCACGCAGGAATTTAAGGCGTTGACCAAAGCTACTGCGAAGGTTTTCCATTGGGCATTTCTCAGCCTCGGTCATTTGTTTTTCCTTTCAGGGTGTCGAAGGCTGCGAGGGCTTTTCTCATGTGATCTTCAGCGTCAGGTAGTAACGCAAAATGTATTTCCATTGCCTCCGCCATCTGCTCCATGACGCGGATTGCCTGCGGTAGAAATTCATCACACGCCGCACCGAGGACTTTAATATTCAGCACTGATGGATTTTCTTTACAAAGCTTTTTAATTTCATCGATTGTTGTCATTCTTTTTCTCCGTCATATTTTGAATATCCGCCGCGCTGGCCTTTCTTCTGTATTTGTTTGGAGGTTGGCCTCTCAATTATCGCTCCGCCAAAAGGGCCGTACCTACAAACGGAGTCCTCCGCCACCAGGCAATCTTCGTATTTCTCAAAATATTGCCAGTGCTTAGTTCCACCAGAAAACCTAAACTCCACACGGAAGTTTTTCTCTTTGCCTTCCATTGATTTTCTCTGCTCCCTACGTGCCTCAAGTTCACGTTCTATGGACATGTATCCGTTTACGCTCATCTACTCCCCCTGATCGTTTTGTTTAGGCGCTGCTGATAGCAACTTCTGTTCGATAAATCCCGCGATGTAATCAGCCCAATGATACGGACGGAATGAAAGATATTTTCCGTTGCGTGTAATATCCAATGGATGGCATCCAGTATCGCCACCAATATCATCCCAACCTTCTTGCATCGCCTCGTGAACGATTTCTCTAATGTTTAAGGATTTAATCGTTTTGCAATCTTTGCAAGCAATCTCACCGTCAATTTGATCCATGCGTTGCCACATAGTGAGCATGGCTTTATTTACGGCTGGGATACTGTCCGGCTCTGTCAGAATTTCGAGCCTGCTTTCGATTTCAGCTTTTTGGTCTTTCTTCTCAATTTTAGGGTTGAAAAAACCGGGACTGGTTATTTTCATGGAGGTGATCCAGTCTAATTCCGGCTCTGGCTTCTCATCCGGCACGGCTGGCGTTGCGAGACTGGCGCGGGTGTTCCATGCTGCAATGGCGTCCTTCATATTACCCCAATCGCCCATATCAATATGGCCACGGCATAACGGTTTTTTGCAGTGAATTCGCGGCGGATTATAAGATTGTATTTGTGCCGCACTTTTGCAAAACGGACAGTTCTTCAGTTCGGCTTCCGCCTCGCGTTTCGTGGTGTCGGTCATGACAATGAATCCTCACGTTCAAAAGCTCGTTTCTCTAGAATACGCTGGCAAGATTTGCAGTTTATTTTTGGGTTAATATCTTTGCCGCTTTTAAAGCCTGTATCAAATGGCCTTGATTTTGGAGAACACAGAAAATCAGATCGCTTTCTTTTGAATCTACCATCTCCATAATCTTCGAGGACAAGTGCATGCCAAACTGTTCTTTTGAATGTGCCACAACCAAAGCTATGTTCACTAAGACCAGATAAAACGACCTTGTAAGCTGCTGAGATTTTAAGCATCACCCTCTCCCCTCTGGTTCGATTTCATTAACGCGCACGGCTTCGGATGACGGTTGAACTGGCGTTCCGGCTTTATCATCGACAGAAATACACAGATTTAACTCTAAAGACGAAATTACATCATCAGGATTGAGGTCTGGACGAAACTTTTCCAGCATCTCAATGAGCTTCTTTTTGATCTGGTCGTATTCGCTGGCCTGAAAACAGGCCATGCATTCAAAGCACATATCCGCACCGTCAACCGTTGAGGTTTCAGATGATTTACCGCATGAAACGCAAGGGAATGATCCATCATCGACAGGCCCGGAATTTTCCACAGGGGCGGGTTTGATTACGCGTTTATATTCGGTGTAATCATATCCATCGGCGCTGATAGTTGTCGCAATCATCATAGTATCTGGCTTATAGGCACCATGTTTATCAACCATTCTTTGCTGGCAATGGTCGCAGATAATCTCCCCAGCGTTTTCTTTGGCCGGGGTGTTGCGGAGGCAGTCAGTTAGGGCGGCGCGGATTGTTTGATAGTAGTCTTGTAAAAACGCATCACCTTCAAAATCATAACGCAGCTTCGGAAAATCAGTGTCTTGAAACTCAATTTTTTCTAGGTCGTGCAGTGCCTTCTGAACTTGGTGTCTTTCCATTACCCGCGCTCCTGAATAATCAACGACTTAACTGCGTCTTCAATGTTGTAAATCATGCGTTGAAGGAGAAGTATCTGGTCTTGGCTGAATACACCTTCGTCAGAAACTTGCTCTCTTGCGCGTCTAAATATTTCATTTTCTTTATTCATCAGTTTGCTCATTAATTGTTCATGTCATCGTCTGGGTGAATAAGTCCATATCCGGTTGATTCCCCGTACCGCCCGGAAGCATTGATCCCATTAACGCGCAATAGGTTTTTGCTGGCGAGGTAGTCGATGCAGGAATTCCAGCCTTCATGAAGATCATCCCATCCTTGAGGGTCACCATTTTCCCATGTAGGTCTTTCGCCCATTTTTAAAGTCTCAATGGCCTTGTTCTGCTGTTCTTGGATTTCGGCGAGAAGGGCTAGGGCTTTTCTAGCCGGACCATTAATATACTCGTAACCTGACCCGCCAGTGTCATGGGACGAATTATCGAACGTCTCAAAACGCTCGTACTTATCGCGATAATGCTCAAGATGTTTTTTAATCTCGTCCAGTTTGTCAGTCATTTCAAAAACACCTGTAAAAATATTGAATGTGCGATTGCCCCGGCGATGAACCATATCGCGCGGACGTACCACAATGGCATAGGATTTTTTTGTTTCATGATCTTACGGTTCCTCTCTTGATTACATTTCCGTTCTTGTCCTGGATAAAATACGCGTTCGGAGACAGGGTGATGTCGGGATAAACTTTGACATTGATATTAGCAGGCATGCGTCGAATTAGTGTTGAACCGCAATAGATACGTGCTGGCTTATTTGGCATCATCATCTCCCGCCGCCGGTTCAAATCTGGCCATGTGATCGGCCTCGTAATCCGGTATGGCCTTCCATCGTTCATATGCTGCTCGACCATCTGGTAGAACATCCGCGCTTGTGAATGTGAGAATGTCCTGATCCTTGATGATTGCCACGTCCTGGGAAACGACATTGGCAGTGATATGTCCCGTTGCTGGTTCGGCGTGACACGGCATAGAGGAAAAAATGCAGGCGATGAAGATTAGGGTGCGGATCATGATTTAGGACCTTCTAACATTTTAAAACCGCTTGATTGTATTCTTTGATAAACAGTCTGTCCGTTATTTGTTTGCGCGTATGGCAAAAACACTTGCGGCAATTCAACAATTTGTGATTCGACAATCGCCATTTGAGCTTCTACCCAATCTTTCAGAATCCGCCAAGCAATCCGGGCAGCTTGTTCCTCGTTCTTGTAAACCTTCTGCTTTTTGAGTGCAGCGGTTATTCCGGGGACATTTGCTGGAAGGTTGTAATAGATCGGAACATCATTGACGGGCACACAGAAACGAAGTGCGGACACGTTGCCCCCCGGGCCATATTCTATTTGAATTGCCGTTGCGCCGCCTTTCGACAGTGTTTTTTGGATTTCTCCAACGGTCTTATCGACCGCTATTGATGTCGTATAATTTAAAATTGGCAATTAAATCTCCTGTAAAAGTGGTGGGGTCCGTGCTGAGTTCATGGCAGCCGGACCCCGTTAGTTATTCCTGATATTTCTTAGACATGATCTTGTAGACAGATTCGAGAGTATCGCGGTCCTCTTTGGACATGGCCTTCACATCGTCTTTGAAATCAACGGTCCAGAGGTCATAGACTTCGTCCAGGCTCTGCGCATATTCGAGAGCATATTTGATCTGGTTGAAAATCGTTTCCTCTTCCACTGGTTCATCTTCTTTTTCTTCCTCTTTTGGAGGCGAAGCATCTGCTTTGGTGTCGGCGTCCTTTTTCAATTTTGATTTTTTAACTGGTATTTTTTCCTCATCTTTGGCGTTCGCCTTTTCAATCTCTGCGGCAAGATCAGGCTGGCTGCTCTCATCGGTCAATTGCTGAACCGGTTTTGGATCTTCATACGTCCCTTCATCGCCTTTGACATGGTCCAGAACTTCCATGCTGTCATCATTTTCAAACGCCTGATCAATGATTTCAACCGACTGCGGCAGCCATTTTGCAAGACGGCGGAACACGGTTTTGCGCGCCATCTCTGGATACCATTCTTTCCAGATGCCCTTTGCTTCACCCACCTCTTTGGCCTTTTTCCACTCAACATCTTTCGCGTTTGCCGATCCTGATTTTGAAGCCTTCCTGACTTTTTCAATGTCTTGGAAACTCATCACCTCCCGGATCACGCTGCCATCTGTCAGGCGGGCGATCGCGTATGCAGCAATGACAGAACCCCGATCTTCCCGGCCCATGTAGGGGGTGTGATTGATATTTTCGTCATCGCCGAGGGTATAACTGAATTCATCCTTCTCATAAACGACATGTGCGACAACGCTGGCCAGTTCTTTCGATTGACGGACCTTTTTCAAGATACCGAGATACATCGGCATGTATTGCACGGCGTTAATCCAAACGTCCGCGCCGCTGTCATCTTTCACTTTGGTGTTGAAGATCACAAAGGCGGCCTCGCGCTTGTCCGGCAGCAGCCCGTCCGATGCAGCCTTAAGTGCCGACACCATCAGCGTATGCCGATCAGCCTGCAGAAGTGCCGGATCAGTCAGAACCGCTGTCATCACTGTGCGCTGGAATTTATCAAAACTGATATGCGATGGCAGTGATTGAATGAAATCTTCTTTCCTGCTCGACATTAAACGCTTGATCTGCTCGGAAGGTTTAAGGGGTTTTTCGTTTGCAGGAGTCACCGCTGTGCCTTGTAGTTTTACTTCGCTCGACATTTATTGGCCTTTCTTTTTGTTGAATGAGAACCCACGGCGGGTATGCCCATAGTTTATAAATTCCTCGACTTTCGTTTCTCTGGCCCCGATTGTATAAGGCCCGATAATCGCCTTTTCGTTGCGTCCGATAATAGCCCAGAGTTCGCTCTTAATCGTGTCCATTTCAGCATTTATAACGTCAATTTGATCCTGCAATGGGCCGCGAATTTCTCGCAGATTATCGTATGACGCAGCAAGATCCATGGCTCTGTTATTGGTTGAAAGATTAATCACATCGCCTGATCGCAGCGGCTTACGCAGGCTTTCGAGAAGATCGGAGTCAACGGTGTAATCAGGTTTCGGCGGCCGGCCGGCGGTGATGCTGCGCCAGAAACTTTCGACCTCTTCATTGATCAGATCACCGACTTTGGCATCGTATTCACGAATGTAGAGGCGGACGGCCTGTCGCTTGCCAAGGCAACCCAGTGCGCCCCAGTTCACCTCTGGCGTATCGATGCGGGCACAATGCATTTCGTTCTGGATCTGGAATTCATAGTGGAGCGGGGCTTTGTCTTTGAACCAGCCATCGTCCTCGCGGAAGTTGTCGGCAATCTTGACCTCAAGCAATCCCCGGCCACGCTCGATCGAGACAACTCCAAGATCGAATGAAGATCCAAGGCGGCGGACCGGATCGCGGGCATAGAACCCGGTCAGATCGTCGCCGGTCCAGCATTCATCCTCACATATTCCCATGCCGACTGGGATTTGAAGGCGGCGTCCCCACTTCGTTCCATCGCTTTCGACAAAGTCTGGCTCAATGGTACCGGCTTTCTCATGCCAAAGACGGAGGCGGCTTTTATAAGGATTTAGACCAAACAGGGCCGCTACCTCCGTAGAGGTGACGTCCTGCTTTCTGGCCTCAAGCCATTCGGCTTCATTGTCAAATTTAAGAAGCAATTGCACTCTCTAACATTCTGGCGATTTCTTCACATGCTTCGACTCCAGACATGTTCTTTATCTTCTCAGATTTAGAAACAATTCTGATGGTGTCAGCTATTGATTGGTGCGCTCCCCGGATAATCATTGAGGATCCATTTCTTACCATTTCATCGGGTGTCATTATCTGATCGCCGTTTTCGTTTGCTGATAGATTCGGGCACCCTTCAATTCACGCCCACCGGCGCGGACGAAGGAATTGACGGCCTGTTCCAGCGCGGAGAACGGGATATGATCGCGCAGGGTTTCAAGGTCCAGAGCATCGCGATCAAGAACATCGCCCACATACGTTTCGGTCACGCTGGCAAGGCTTGCATCGCCGCGGGTACGGGAAAGAAGGCTGCCTTTCTCATCGGCTGCACGTTCAGACTTTGCAGCCAACTTGTCATGGCGCACCGCATCATCAAAGGCCGCACCGCTCTCGCGCAGCGCCTGCGATGCCTCCTTATTGACCTCTTTCAAAGAATGATCCATTTCGGCCATTTCAACGCGGGTTTCACGTTCGAGTTCCTTGACCTCTTTGGCCGCTTCCTTCAGGATTTCATTGCCTTCTTTGGCCGCAGCTTTAACCTCTTTACTGGCTTCTTTCAGTCGAGCCTCGGCAGCTTTTTGCTCTTCCTTGGCCTTCACCTCGGCAGCTTTGTCGGCCTCGTCCTGCAAGATTTTCTGCGCAGCGGCGGCTTCTCGGTCCGCCTTTTCTTTATTCAGACGGTCAATTTCGTCCTGAGCGGCTTTCAGCTTGGCGGCGGCCTCGTCGGCGACCCGCTTCGCTTCGGCTTCAGCGGCGGCCTTAACCCGTGCGGCCTCCTCCTCCGCAGCCTTGGCAGCCTTTTGCTTTTCTTCCTCAATACGGCGCGCCTCGGCCTCGGCTTCGCGCTGTGCCTTCAGGGCACGCTCTTCCGCCTCTTTGGCCTCGCGCAGTTTACGGTCCGCCTCTTCCTTATCTGCGCGGGCCTTGGCTTCGGCGGCGCGGCGTTTTTCGTCCTCTTTCTTTTTGAGGAAGGCGGCCAGCGGGACCTCAACGCGCTTGATTATTTCATCGCATTTTTCCATCCGGCCTTTGAAAAATGACTGGACCACGTTCGCTTTTGCGGTATACGGGGCCTTTTCCGTTTCTCGGGCACCGTCAAGCATTTTCTTGGCAGTTTTAAGCTTTTTCAGATAATCGGAAACCTTGCCCGATTCCTCATCAGTGGTGACCTCAGTCGGGATTTCTGCCTCTTTGTTCAGGGCGGCCTCATAAACCATGAGGATATCGGAATTGTCGGCACGGAGTTTGTCGATTAACAATTGCTCTTCTGCCGGGGGATTATTGGCACCGATGGAAAGGCGCGCTTCATTGGTCATTGCTGGTTCCTTTTTGTGAAAAATGTTTCGTTGACGTGATAATACCCGTCCCAGATAAAATAGCAATTACCTTTTTCAGCAATTGGGGGTAACCAGACCCGGCAGATACCACGATAACCGACACCCTTGATTTATTTCAGCAATTGGCTAATAATCGAGTTCATGAAGAAAGAAGAAACCCTCCAAGCCAAGGCCGCACGCCGGGAAACCTGCGCAAGATGGCCTGAATTTCTTAAGATTTTGGCCACCAGAGCCGAATCACCCCTGCGCGAGGACCAGTTCTGCGCGAAACACGGCTTCGAAAAGACTTATTTCAACCGCATGAAGACCGGGGCGATCACCCCGAAATGGGATAAAATCCGCGCCGTTCATGCCGCTTTCATCGCCGAAGGGGTAATGGATGCCGAACCCGCTGCATAAGCCGGTCCCGTATTCCGTTGAGGCGTTCCTAGACGTCTGCACCCAGAACCTATGCCAATACATTTCAGGCGACCCCAGAACGCGCGCGGCCACGATCTGCGCGGCATACCGTGAAGCCGAATCAGTCTATTGCGCCGAACACAAGAAGCTTTGCTCTACCCGGACAAGCCTGTTCAAAATGCCGGATATCGATTGATCCCTGCCTTGACAAAATAGCAATCGGGCGTAACCTCGTCTTGTCAATCACGACACCGAATCACGAGGAGAATTTTCAAATGACTGCAGAAGAAAAACACACCGGCAAAAAGGCTATTCAGCACGGCGGATTGACGCTGGCTGAAATGAACAAATTCAAAGGTCGTCTGGATGCGCTGGATACGAAGATGGCCACCATCAAAGGCGATGTTTCCGATGAATGGAACAAGGTGGAAGAGGCTGGCGGCAATAAGATGGCATTCAAACTCGCCATGAAATTCATGAACATGGAAGAGACCAAGGCATACGACACGATCAAATCGTTCCTCGCCTATATGACCGAAATGGGCTTTATGCAGCAAATGGATTTGTTCGATCAAAAACAGAATATTGAAATCTCTGTCCAGGGTCCTGCCCCGCAACGCACCGCCGACGCCGCGATCAGCGAAGTCTATAAGGGCGGCTCGAAAAAGAACAATGGTGCCGATGTCGCTGGTGCCATGCAGGCCGCAGTCAACTAGTTCCTTGCCACCCCTTACCTCGCCCGGGCGTAAAAACCCGGGCTTTTTTTTCGAAAGAAATCAGCAATGGATATACCGTTTTATCAGATCACTTTACCGATGCCCGTCAGCGTTAATGCCTCTCACGTCCTGACCAAAGGTTATCGCGACAAGACCACAGGAAAATGGATGAAAGGCCGCACCCGATCACCGGAATACGAGGAATGGCTGCAGTACGCCTTAATCTCATATCGGCAGCAATATCCCTATAAACCGAGCGAGAAATTCACCGGACGCCTGCGCCTGGAATGCATTTTCTGCTTTATCGATGGTGCCAATGGGACGCTAAACAGCGATGTCGATAACCGCATCAAAGCCCTGCAGGATTTCCTTCAGGATAAATTCTTCGTCAATGATAAACAAATCGATCAGATCGTCGCCCACCGGCGCCATGTCAGCCATGGTGCCGCCCGTGTCATGGTCAGGATTTACGAGGTGCCAGATCGGCGGTATGATGATCCTGACCTGATATTCAACCCGCAGCCGAAGGAATGACCATGGCCGATGAACCCACTGAAAAGCAGATCCTGAACCGGAACCTTGAGGCCATCCAGGCCGATCTGGGTTGCGCCCATATCAATCAGGTTGAGGGTGGTTATCAATTCCCCCTGAACGATGGCAAGGTCGTATTTATGAGCACCGAGGCCGTTCAAAATTATGTTGCACCGGATGCAAAGCTGGATGAAGATATCCAGACCGAAAAAACAATCGAGCATGACGAGGAAGAACACGGAAATGAGTGAACGTTATACAGGAATCGTAAAATGGTATGCGGTCGATAAGGGGTTTGGCTTCCTGCTGCCTGATGCCGGTGGTACAGACGTGTTTGTCCACAAATCAGCCTTGGCGCATGCCAGCCTAAATGGTCTTGTCGAAGGCCAGAAAGTCACCTACGCGCTGGAAACAAAGAACGGCAAGACTGGTGCCGTTGACGTCGAACTTCAGTAATTCCCCTCGGGGATAGAAAAGGCCGCCTTCCATTGCTGGGGCGGCCTTTTCGTTTTCATGATGGAGAGGGATTCGAACCCTCAAGGGATCTTCCATCCCACCGTAGTTCTCTTCTACAGCACCCCCTGTTAATTCAGGAAGCAGCTAAGGCAGGCTTTTAACCACGCAGCGTATACCAGTTCCGCCACCCATCACGAATTCTAATCATTCAGTTTATAAGACACGAAACCCGGGCGCGCCTTAATGACATAGTATTCCGCGACAACGGCGTGCTTGAAATCGCCCACGCTCTCGACCGGATGGCCAGCCTGCGCGGCATTATACCCGTTGATCGACAGACCGCCCAGAAGGACGTATGCAAGAACCACTAAACCCATTTTTAAAACTCCTGTTGTTGATGGTCCAGTTTAGCAGGGATTTTAAAATAATTCTCTGGTCAATTCACAACGTTGTTCCGGTATAGGGTCGCCTTCAGGAATAAACGCCGTACAGCGCGGCCCATTTTCATCCTCGATCAGCTCTTTAGGATAATCCTTATGGTCTTCACTGAGACCCAGCATCAAGCCCAGGATGCCGCACGGAACCTTGCTCTCGTCTTCAAGATTTGACCTAGCGCATTGATGGCAGAATTTATCCATGAACCATTCGCCTTCTGATCCGTTTGATGGGCGATATTTTTCAGTCATTGCAAAGTCTTCCCCACGCGCTCAATCATAGCCTCATCAAACGGGTCCGGCATGCCAGAAAGGTCGATTAGCCCGGGCTGCGACAGTCGCAAATCCTCGAACATGAAATCCGGATCATCATCCTCGAAAATCTCATTGATCCAGTCGCGGTCTTGTCCGCAGCATTTACAGATGGTCATTATCGTTCACCGATGACGTGCACAAAGTTTCCGGGGAAACTAATGATAGTATCGCGCGCGGAGTCCATAGCTGCACTTCTTTGCTGACGTTCCTGCTCGTTGATATTCTCGATCGCGGCGATGCATCCGACGATACAAGTGTCAAGCGCGGCGACGATCGACAAATCCCCGGCCTTCGCAATAGCGCGCGCACGTTCGAGATGATCCTTGATGTAAACATATTCGAGCCTTTGTGTTTGGATGCTGTGGGTCATGGCTTGTCCTCCGGTGTTTGGGGTGGTGCGGGAAGCGGTTGCCAGTGGCTAAAATCGTCGTCTGAACAACCGTACGGGCCAATCCCTGTAAACTTGTCAACCGTTCCGGAAACCAACTCTTCCCAGAATCCGAGTCCGTCTTCCTCATATCCTGGGTTATAACTTGGATTCCATCGACAGCTAGGGAACCTAAACCCGCCTTCGGTGAACAAATCAATCAATGTCCCATCCTTCGGCGCACTCTCTATCAGCCTCCACCCGTCATCCGCTCGGGTTTCTGCCAGATCGGCCCGTACATAGCGGGTATAGGGTGGATAACCCTCGTAAACCTGTTCATACGATAGCCAGAGGAAATCAGGCTCAGGCAGTCCCGTATCATGGTTGCGCGTGTTGTTGCTTCGTCCAGCATAGATAACCTCTGGCATTGGCAGGGTATCGTCATTATCTATCATTCTGATTTGTCCATTTCCGCTATAATTCTTCCTAATTTCATCTCCAACAGCGCAGCTTGAACAAACCATTCGGGTGTTGTTAAGCTATCCCAGCTACGAAATTCTTCGGTATCAGCAATAAATTTTAAACAATCTGCCAAAGCCTCTTGCGATCTTTCCGCGACCCAGCCAGCTAGATACCTTTTTATAGTTTTGGGCGCTTCACTCATTCTCTTTCCTTTCGTGTATGCCTTATGAGGGGTTAAATCCTGTTTTTCCTGACATATTCCACCATTGATAAATACATAGCTTTGGCTACAAGCTGCATTTCCGGCCTATCCCCTGCTGCGAATTCCAGCATTTCCTGCGTTGGTTCTTCCGGCATGTTGATCCAAATACGTTTCATTCTCTTCCCCTAGTGTTTGATGTTTGAGTTATGCTGACCAATCGTCCATAATTTCTTTTGCAGATTCAGGAACTTGAACAACCTCCCGCAAATCGTCAGCCGACCCTCCATAACACCCATTTGAGCTATTACGATACAGAACATCAGAATGACCCTTTTCCGTTTTGATCGTAAATCCCATAAACTGATCACACTCTTGCCTTGTGCGACCATCTTCTTCTTGTGGAAGGTCTTTTTCCTCTATCGATATAACCGGAGATCCAATTAAGGCATTAAAGCCAGTAACGTCTGAAAACCATGTCTCAGAGCAGCAATCGCCGTAGGTGGGCAGGCGGTAAATATATTCCTTTGTCACAAAGTACAGATCATTTTCACCCACCCCAACAAAAAGGTTTGTGACTGTTTTTCCTATTAAACTATTAAGTTCTTTCATCATATTCTCCTATCGTTTGTCGTTTCAATTTCTGGGACTTGTTATCACTGGTCATTTCAACCCCACCCATCCGATGGACACAATCGCCATCACGAGGACCAGAAACACGAATATTTTATCGCGGCGATTATGCTCCATGATAACTCCCCTGATCTTTATTGACCGTTGATAAAGCTTCGTTATCGATCGGCTTCACAAAGTCCGGATGGATCGGGCAGACCACCCGACCATGATTATCAAGATCATTGAAAATGCCATTTCCGATGTGGTCGAGAGTTACCAGCGCGAGGCGAGTGGTTCTGCCGGTGATTAGATGGGTGGCGTTCATTTTAAACTCTCCAAAACTCTCTTTTTTAAATCTTCATCGGATTCCATCCATGCATATCTGAATGAGCCATCTCTCATCCAAACACAATAATCATTCGGTTTTTTATATGGGTCTTCTCCATATATGATTCTAGAAATTATTTTTTGATCAATTATTTTATTTAGAAGTTCACTCATTATCTTGCCTCCTGAATGATCTTCTTGAGATCGGCTCGCGTCTTTTCTAAAGTCGCCTCAAGATATTCGATCCTGGAACGCTGCTTGTCGAATGCCTTGTTGATGCCTGTCGGGAAGAACTCATGAACCTCAAGGCCAAGAGTATTCGCGAATTCATATAACCGGCTGATGCTGATGCGATTGGTGCCGCGCTCGTATTTCTGAACCTGCTGGAACGTGATCCCGCTGGCCTCCGCAAGATCGGTCTGGCTCAATCCCGCCGCCGCTCTCTTCGCCTTTAATATTGCACCGACCTGAACATCGACAGGTTGCGCATTTTTCGCTTCGTTTTGTTTCTTCATTTTTCTCTCCATTGCTGTGGTTAATTCTGTGTACTGATTGATATCGACAAACATTGAACTTCAGAGACTTTTTCCGATCCGGCAATCAGCAAGAAACTCATCTGGATGCGGGAACTTTGCAAAATCAAATTGTCCTGTGGGTTAAAAAATCGGATGATAAATCTTCCGTTCTTAAACCTTGCAAATCCCAGACATGCTGTCTTATCGAAGTCTTGGTACACGGGCAAAAATCCAATCGCCCGCCAAAGTTTCATCCTAAGTTTGAAGTTCATTGTCTCTCTCTATCGTTCGGTTAATTCCCCGCTTGGTGATCTGGCTGGACATGCCGTTCGGCAGCATGGGGGAACCCAGCCAGACCCTTTCCCAAGTGGCTTAGGAAACTTGTTTATCTGGATAATATTTCGCGATCCATGCGTCCAGATCGTCAAGACGTTTCTGTTCTTCTATGCGCCGGCGTGCGGATTCGGACATTGGACCGATGTTGCCGACTGCGGGGAAGTGGATGATGTTTGACATGATCTAACCTCTCTTTTCTAATTCGTTTAGAATTCGTTTAGAGATTTTTCGCCTGCGTGTGGCAATATCAGAAAAAGACATTAAATTCCATTTCAGAACACGCTCAGCAAGATTAAAGAGTTGTTTTTTTGATAGAGAATTAAGTGTTTGCATGACTATTCAACTTTCGCTAATACATTACGAGTTGCTACAATGGCATTCGGTGTTAATTGACGTTGCCAAACCTTATTGCGTGGGGACCATTTGAATCCACGACCTTTAAGTTTCTCTATCATTTCTGGTTCAGGTTTGTCGGGGAAGGTGAGTTTAATTCGATTGTCTTCGGTGTCGTGTTTAACCATTACATCGCCAATCTGATATTCTTTGGCCTCAATCCCGTAGTCCAATTCAGTTCGCATTGGTCCTGCTGCTCTTGGATCTCTGATTTTAGCAACGAATGCTGTTAGCGCCTCGGAAGCTTTGTGTTCCCATTCATTATATTTCTGCATACGGGCAACAGGGAAATTTGCAGGGCCAGCAATCATGGAAGAAACACAGCGATACTTTGCGGCGAGTTGTTTTGTGAAGAGTTTTTCGAACCTTTCTAAAGCTTCAGTTTTTCCAGCAAATTCTGTTTGAATACTGTCGTACCACTCGCAAACAGATTTCGCCCTTTTCTCTGGAGAGAAACTTGTTCCACTGTAAGCTCTGTACGCGCGTTCGTAGTGCTTGTGTTGCTCAATGTTTGACATGGTTATTCTCCCTTTGCTTTGGCTAATAGTTCGTAAACATCTTTGCGCATGGCCTCATCGACAAGACCGATATTTTCTTCGATGGCCGTAGCCTCTATCTCCGTTATCAAATCGTCGAGTAATTTAATAAGAGCCGGTGCCGCAGCGATCTTCCTCGCGATGGACCAATTGTCATCGCTCTCATATCCCTGCCAGATGACCGTGACACCATTCTCCGCGATGACACAGATCATTCTGTCGCCGTCTACGTTTGTCTCTTCGCTGATTGTCCAGGATGCGTTTGTCATGATTTCTTCCTTTTTCCACTTGGTTGTAACTTCGGGCTTCCCAACCCGTTAAAATAATCATAGCTCCGGATTGCTAGTTTGTCCAGTTGCTATTTTAGGTTTTTGGCGATTTTTTTGATTATTTTTATTTTTGACGGATTTCTGCGATTCTCATGGCGGCGCAGGAATAGGGGGTTTTTCAGGCAATTTTAGAATAAAACCCAATATAAATGGGCATTAAATGGCGATGCAGAACCGGCGCAGAGGCTAAGGGGCCAGACAGGCTGGGGATAATTCAGCAATTGGGGCTTGCGCGACTCGGGCGAATCACGCAATGTTGCTCCCGGCGGGCGAAGCGCCGTAAGTTTAAAAGCAACCCTTCTATGATGTTTCTTTGGTTCCTTCGCCGGGCCTTGGAGGCATCATAGAGGGGTTTTTTATTGGGGTTTTTGTGGACTGGTATCCTTGGCATTTTGATCTTTATGCGGCTGCGACAATGCATCTGGATCATTACCAGGACTGCTGCTACCGGCGCCTAATCGACCATTACATGAAAACCCGGCAGCCCCTTCCAAATGATGACCGCGCACTGGCCCGGATTATCGGTGATAGCCATGACCGGTGGATGATTTTGGCCGCCCCAGTCGTGCGTCCGTTTTTCGAAGTTCGCGGAAAATTTCTCCATAAAAAACTCTGCGATGACATCCTAAATTTTCAGGACAAAAAGACAAAACGGCTGTCCCAAAGCGGAAAAAAGGGTGCCGAAATCAGAAAACAGAACCAAAAAAATAAAGTCAATGAAATCAATGACATCTCTAGGGTGGCTGAAGCCTCTGCTATAGCACAGGACAATACAGGAGAGGTAAAGGAGGAAGAGTTAAAGAATCAACATACAGAGAGAATGGATAGTTTAGAGGGTCCTTCGGCCCAAAAAACTGAAAAACCGAAAATCAAAAAAAAGGAGAAATTAATTGGAAAACGACTCGAACAATGGCTCGAGGAGAACGGGTTCAGGGGACTTCCGCCCGATTGGGGAAACTATGCCCTTGGTCAGGGAGCCAGCCGAGAATTCATCGCTCAGCAGGCCAAGCTCTTTAACCGATACTGGAACAGCCCTGATGCCAAGGGAGGGGGAACAAAAAAAGATTGGTTCGGAACCTGGCAAAATTGGATCGATCGAGCAATTGATAGCCCGGTCGGAAAACGTCCCGCTGTGGGCAAGACAAAACTTGAACGAGCAGCGGAATCCGCAGCCGAAGGACTTGCCCTGTATCGGGCAGGACGAGCAGGGGCAGGAAATGGTCCAGCAGTTAATCCACCAATGCTACGCGACGATGGAATTGTTCGGAAAGGAGCCGGACAGTCTGAGGGATACCGTGGCGATCTTTCTGACTATTCTGGAGCCTTACCAGACATCGAAGGTGAAGGAGGCTTTTTTGACGCATATCAGGACGAAGAAAAAAGTTCCGACACCTAACTGCATTATTGAATTGATTGATCCACCGAAGGAAAAAATGTCTGGACATGTTTATTCAGAACTCTGTCGAAGGATTCGTGATGGAAGTGTCTTCGTCAGCGATGATGAACGCAAATACATCAGCGATTATGAAACTCTTATCATCGGGAAGGATCCATCATGACTTTGGTCAGCGGACACTTTGAAACGGTTAAAAGAATTTTATCGGAAAGAGCCTTTATTGATCATGTCAATGATGACACGGTTGATCTTATTTTTCCGACATATGGTTTGGCTCATGTTTTTAAAAATCAGCATGAGCGTGATATCGGAACCGTATACGCAGGTAAGACAATCCGGTGGCGTTGGAAAGAATGGAATAACAAGCCAGCATGCCTGATCGCGCAGATCGCCATTTTGAGACGAATGGAAAAATGGACTGATCAAAGATTTTTCATTGAGGACGATAACGCCAGAAAATCTTGCGAATGCTATGGATGCAACAAAGGAACATCGCCATGAAATATCAAATCCGCGTCGACAACCACCATATCGTTACCTATGACGCTAATCGCATTATGTCCTTGTATGAGCGTATGAACCTGGTCATGAACTTTGTCCGCGATCGAGGGCTATGGTCGAGTGCCGGCGTTACCATTGTGGAGGTGGCGTGATGGAAGTTGATTATACATTTCCTAAATGTCCGATACCCTATGCTATGCATGTTGAAAAAATATTGCCTTTGATAAAAACAATCGAAGACAAGGATATTATTCAGGTGATCAGGATCAGAAAACGCCTTCAAGAGTTGGCTCAAACTTTGCCATCAAAAAAAAGGCCGCTGGTTTACAGTGTTTGTCATTTCATCAACAGAATATCAAAATCGAAATCAGACAAATTCTCATCTCAGGAATCAGACCCAAAACGCCATAAGCTTTCTGACCACGCTCTATGCAGGGCACTCGAGCGTGTCTATGGATGGGACATGAACTCGATAAAAGATCACGTCCTTGTTGATGTCATGAATAACGAAAAATTTGAATGCATTGGAAATACAGATGTGATCATGACAGTAATGAAAAAGCATTTCGGGAGGAACGAATGAACTACTATAGCGCATTGCCAAAAGCCGTGGTCACCGTGACATGGGAAGACGGCGAAGAAACAGAAGTCAGTTTTTCAACCGTTGCCATCGCGCGCGAGTACTGCAGCAACGTCCACAAAAACCCAAACATCAAAACCGCAACACTGAAGGAGATTTAGAATGGCCCAAGAAATTGAAATCAATATCAAAGAGCAACCAGCCTTTCCTACTCAGGAACTTTCACACTGGGAAGCCGATCCTGTCACTTATGCCCCAGTTGGAATATACAGAACGATCCCTGGTATGACCCTGCGCCAGTACGCGGCGATAAAGATCATGGCCGGCGCACTTTCAAATCCTGGACTCTCATTTGGAGGAGACGTTCATGCGGAACTGTCTGTAAAAGCAGCAGACGCTCTGCTGGCGGAGTTGGCGAAATGAACTCATATTCAGCCATGGAAAATAATCATTGCTCAGCTTGTGGAAAAGATGTCCGCGTTCGATATGGTTTTAGAACTTGTCCAGAATGTAAAACAGAAGGTTATCTTTCAGTAAAAGATCCGGGACCGCCTCCGAACAAAGACAGCGGTGGAATGAAACCAGAGCGCCCAATATCAACGCATGCTATTTCGAAGATAGCGGGTTACGCTGTTGAGCCTTTGACAAAGCGGGAACAATTAGCGTTTGAGTATTCAACAATGATGTTTCAGGATTGCATCAATAATTATCAGAAAAGGATTATCAACTTTCTTGATGCCGTAGAGATTATTCCAGAAATCGCGGTTAAGTTTGCGGACAATATGATCAAGGAGTTGAAGAAATGAAAACAGCGCATTTAAAATTCGGACCATTGCAGTACGACAAGGAGGGTGAAGTATCTCAGTTGAAAATTTTCAACAGGATCGTTTATCAGCGCGTCGGTAAATACAGGCTATGGTCATTTTTCCAGAGGGCAGAGAGATGATCATCAAGAAAAAACCCACCAAGCGTTATTACTTCCTCCGCGCAGGTAAAATCTCAAAGGGCGAGCAGGCACCCCCATACTCTTGGGTCATCGCATGGGGGCATAATCGAATCCTAAAAACCGATCCGCGAAAGATCGGGAAACGTAATTCGTTTTTTGGGAGGAAATGATCATGGAAACTTTAAAAGAACTCGCGATCAGGCTGGAGCATTTCGAAACTCCGCAATGGGCTGCGGATAAAATTCTTGAGCACGAATTGCTCAGTGAAGTTGTCATTGATCCATGTTGCGGAACCGGAGTACTTTCAAAGGCAGCTATCAAAGCTGGAAGTAGAGATGTCCGCTCTTTCGACATTCATGATTGGGGATATGTATGGACAAACGTTGTTGATTTTTTAAATCTAGATCAAGAATGGCATTGCCTGTTTACTGATCGTCCATCAGGCGCAACAGTTTTCATGAATCCCCCCTTCTCTCTGGCTTGTGACTTTGTCGAAAAGGCTTTCGAACTCGGCGCGCGCAAGATTGTTTGCTTCCAACGCTTCGCTTGGTGGGAATCCAAAGGACGTCGCGAATTTTGGGATAATCATCCCCCTGCCCGCATTTACATCTGTGGTGATCGGGCAACCTGCTGGCGCCATGACCTTCCGGAAGAGGAGCGGACTTCAGGAACAACGGCGGCCCATGCTTGGTTCGTCTGGGAACGGGGGCATCCTCCTGGAACACAACTGCACAGGATTTATAAAAATTGACGAAATATGTTCGGGTATCAAATCGAAACTGGGGGGTGATAAAGTTCATCCGGGAATTCGCGCCCGATTTCTGCTGGGTCACAAGTTTCGATCTTTATCTCATGGCTGAGATTGAATTTCCCGATTTGGACCAAAACAGTTTCGAGGTATCTCTGAGCGGTTTGGTTAAGTCCGGATTGTTTCATGTGAAGCCCTATAATCATGGTTCCAGAAAATTGCTTTACCTCCGCGTTTCAGACCCTCTTGCTATTTTTCGGGGCTGATGGATATAATCGGCTATGAACAAATCATTTTCCAATAATGTAGCGGAAACTTCAGCGGAAATTCCTTATGCCCTGCGTTCTGTCCACGAACTCACGGCAAATCCCCGCAATGCACGAACTCACGGCAAATCCCAAATCGACAAGCTGGCCAAGGCGATCAAGGCTTTTGGGTTCATCAATCCGGTCATCATCGACGGCAAAGGAAAGATCCTGGCCGGGCACGGCAGGCTGCAGGCGGCCCTGCAATTGGGTTTGGACGAGGTGCCTTGCGTCATGGCTGACCATCTCACTGAGGCCCAGCAGCGGGCGTATATGCTGGCTGATAACCGCATCCCGCAGGATGCTGGGTATGACGAAGATATCCTGCGCATCGAACTGAAAGAACTGGCCAGCCTCGATTTTGACATGGACCTGACCGGGTTCGATGGTTCGGAAATTGCCGATTTCACCCATGACCATGTCGAGAACACTCCCGAGAACGATATTCCGGACGCGCCCGCCGTGCCCGTTACCGCGCTGGGCGACATCTGGGTTATGGGCAAGCACCGCCTGCGCTGTGGTGACAGTTGCGACCCCGAAGGCGTCAAGGCCCTGCTGGCGGGCGCAAAGCCGCACCTGATGGTTACGGACCCGCCTTATGGGGTTGAGTATGACGCAAATTTCCGCAATGGAATTAAACGCGCGGACGGATCGATCGTTTCTGCCCGTGCCGTCGGTAAGGTCATGAATGACGACCGGGCGGACTGGACAGAGGCTTGGGAATTGTCCCCATGCGATGTTGCCTACGTCTGGTGTGCCTCGATGTTTAACGATGTCGTTATTCAATCTCTTGAGCAGGCCGGATTCATGCGGCGATGCCAAATCATCTGGGCAAAGAACGTGTTTGCCATTGGTCGCGGCGATTACCACTGGCAGCACGAGCCTTGCTGGTATGCGGTCAAAAAAGGCGCGACAGGGCATTGGAATGGTTCGCGCAAGGAAACATCAATCTGGAATATCGACAAACCCCAGAAATCAGAAACCGGCCATAGCACGCAAAAGCCAGTCGAGTGCATGCGCCGCCCGATGATGAACAATTCCAAGCCGGGGGACATCGTTTATGATCCGTTCCTAGGTAGCGGAACAACCCTGATCGCCGCAGAGACCGAGGCCCGCGTCTGCTATGGTTCAGAACTCAATCCCGTTTACTGCGACATCATCGTCAAGCGTTGGCAGAACATGACTGGCAAGAAGGCCGTCCACGAAAACGGCGATAAGGTGATCGAATGACAGACGAACCGCCTAAGAAACCGAAAAAGAGAATGACTCAGGCCCAGCTTGATAATCTCAAGAAGGGGAAAAAAGATTGGGTCAAGGGCCAGAGCGGAAATCCTAAAGGGAAGGCCCCAGGAACATTAAACCGCAGCACGATACTGAAGCGTTACCTTGAGGCAACTTTTAAAACCGATGACGGAAAGACGCGCGCACAACCGTTTGGAATTGATGGCAGACCGATTACCGTTGCCGAAGCCTTAGAGATGGCTCTGATTAAAAAAGGTCTGAGCGGTAATGTTGAGGCGTTAAAGATGATCAAGGACGACATGTACGGCAAACTTGCCGATAAAACAGAATTGACCGGCGCCGACGGATCGGCCCTGCTCGTTCAGATCGTTGATGATTTAAAATAGATGCAAATCCAGGTTCGTCTTTCCAACCTGATCGCACCGGCATTTATCCCAATCCATAAAAAGATTAAGGCTTACGAGGCCTCGGAGTTCTGGCTGAAAGGTGGCCGGGGCTCCACTAAATCATCCTTCGCCGCTATTGAAATTCTCCTCGGCATCATGTCCGATCCCGATGCCAATGCAATCGGGTTCAGGAAAGTCGGAGAAACCTTAAGGACATCGATCCTTGGGAACTTCGAATGGGCTATGGAGATGCTGAATGTATCCCATCTGTTCAAAGTCACAACTAGCCCGGCAGAAATTACCTACAAGCCGACCGGCCAGAAAATCCTGCTCAAAGGCCTCGATAAAGCTCTCAAGGTTAAATCTCTCAAACTTAAAAAAGGTTATTTCAAATTTCTTTGGTTTGAGGAGGCCGAAGAATTCAATGGCATGAACGAGATACGCTCTGTCCAGCAGTCGGTCTTGCGCGGCGGTGAGAAGTTTATTCAGTTCATAACCTATAACCCTCCGAATGACCCGCAAGCATGGGTCAACAAGGAAAGCCTTGTCGCTAAACCTGGACGTCATGTCCATCATTCAACCTATCAGGATGTTCCCCGCGAGTGGCTTGGCGAAAAGTTTATTGAGGACGCAGAATGGCTCCGCGAAAATAATATCCTTGCCTATGAGCACGAATATCTCGGTATCGCTGTCGGACTCCATGAGTCAATCATCTTTTCAGGAAAGTATAGCGTTCAGACATTTGATCCTAAACCTGAATGGCATGGTCCCTATTTCGGCGCAGACTGGGGTTTTTCGCAAGACCCGAATACCTTGGTCAAGTGCTGGGTTGAGGAAATACCCCACGTCTCCGGCGATGACCGGAAGGCATCTCGACGCCTTTTCATCGAATATGCGGCCTTCGAGCAGGGCGTGGAATTAGATGATATCCCTCGGTTCTATGACACCGTGCCCGACAGCAAGAGCCATAAAATCTATGCCGATTGCTCCCGCCCGGAGACAATCAGTCACATCAAACACAAAGGATATAACATCGTCGGTGCGGAGAAATGGCCGGGCAGCGTGGAAGATGGGATTGCGGTTCTTAAATCGTTTGTCGAGATTGTTATTCATACCCGCTGCACTGAGATGCAGGAAGAGGCTAGACTATACAGCTACAAAATTGATAAACTCACCAAGGACATCACCACGGATATCGTGGACAAATTCAATCACGGCTGGGACGCGGTTCGGTATGCGCTGTCTAAATACATAAAATCCAGAGGCAAATCCATTTTGGACATCCTCGGCAAAAAGTAAGGGAGCAAAGAATGGGTTTTTGGTCTAAAAAGGAAGTTAAGGCCCCTGAAGCGAAAGAGCCTGGGTTCAGCATTTTCAACACCGACCTGTTCATGCAGGGTAAATCCCGTGACGGAACCCGCATCCAGACAGCTTTGGCTAAAACATTCCAAAAGGAACTGCCCCGTCCTGTAGGCGTGGCCATGGATGATAGCGGTAACAACGGGCAGCCATTCCCTAAACTCGGCGTTTCCCGTGGCCAGATCCCTGATGCCCAGCTCGAATGGTATGCCTCACAAGGTTTCATCGGCTTCCCGCTTTGCGCCATCATTGCCCAGCACTGGCTGGTAAACAAGGTTTGCGCCATGCCTGCGCGCGATGCGGTCCGGACTTGGTTCGACATCGTTGTAACGGAAGGGTCCGGCGACAATACAGACCTCGTTGACAAGATGAAGACGATCGACAAGAAGATGGGTCTAAAGGATTCATGCATAGAATTCGTGAAAATGGGCCGCGTCTTCGGCATCAGGCATGCCCTGTTCGTCGTCGAAACCGGCGATCCAAAATATTATGAACGCCCTTTCAACATTGATGGCATCAAAAAGGGGCAATACAAGGGAATCAGCCAGATCGATCCTACATGGATTTCCCCGGAGATGATAGGCAGCGCGATATCCGATCCAGCCAACCTCGATTTCTATGAGCCTACGTTCTGGATCATTAACGGGAAGCGATACCACAAATCACATTTCATCATCTATCGCGGCGAAGAAGTGGCAGACATCCTGAAGCCGACCTACATGTATGGTGGCGTCTCAGTTCCGCAGAAGATTTATGAGCGCGTTTATGCCGCCGAACGGACAGCGAACGAAGCTCCGATGCTGGCGATGACCAAGCGCCTGATCACAATGAAGATGAACATGTCGGCAGGGATAGCTAACCAAGCCGATGTCGAAGAGAAGATCAGCATCTGGTCACGCTTCATGAACAATTTCGGTGTAAAACTCTTGGGCGAAGATGAGGAGGTCAATCAAACCGACACCTCTCTGGCCGATGTTGATACCGTCATCATGACTCAGTACCAGATTTGCGCCGCCATCGCTGACCTGCCCGGAGTAAAGCTTCTGGGTACCTCGCCAAAGGGATTCAACGCCACCGGCGATTACGAACAAGAATCCTATCGTGAGGAACTTGACACCGTTCAGCAAAAGATCACGCCTTTGGTTAATCGCCACCATCTATTGGTTTTGAAATCAGAACTTGAATCATCGACGCCGACTGATATCGAATGGAATCCCATTTCCAGCCCGAATGCTAAAGATCAATCCGCCATCAATTACCAAGATGCGCAGGCCGATCAGATCTGGCTAGAAGCCGGTGCAATAGCGCCGAGCGAAGTCAGGGAGCGGATCAGGTCAAATCCGAATGTCGGATATCAAGCCATCCCGGAAGAATTCCCCGCCGATGAACTTCCCGATGAGGAAGAAATTGACCCCAACGCAAACCTGGATGATCCTGCCAATGCCGAAGAAGGTTCTAACGCACAAGCGAGCTAAATGGGCGAAATCCCGTAAGGCCATCATTCGCGGCAAGCCCCTCCGGCCCAATGTCGGCGTACAGGATAATTATCAGAAACGTCTTGATTCCCTGATCCGGACCATGCGCAAGACAGTCGAGAAGGAAATCGGGGCTTTGTTCGATACTGCGCATGCCAAGAAGTTTTTCGCCATGGATGCTAATATCTCACCACAGGCGAACTTGCTGATGAATTCCCTGATGAAACGTTTTCAGCAATTGTTCGATACCAAAGCCCAGGGCCTCGCCAGCCGAATGGTGGATGAGAATGATCGAGCCAGTTCCGGCGCGCTTCACGGCAGCCTCAAGGAATTATCAGGCGGGCTATCCTTGAAAACGACATCGATCACACCCGCCATGAAACAAATCATGAAGGCTTCGATTGCTGAAAATGTCGGATTGATAAAATCTATCCCCAGCCAGTATTTGACCCAGGTGCAGGGCGCCGTGATGCGGTCGATCACCACCGGCAACGGCATGCAGGACCTTTTCCCGGCCCTGAACAAATACGGAGAAATCACCGAACGCCGGGCCCGATTGATTGCCCGGGACCAGACCCGCAAGGTTTATAATAATCTGAATGCTGGCCGGATGAAGGCTGTGGGAGTCCAGAAATACGAATGGTGCCATTCCAACGGTGACCGGGAACCGCGGCCCCTGCACCTCAACGTTTTGAACGGCCAGATATTCAGTTTAGACAATCCGCCTGTCATCGATGAGAAAACGGGCCAGCGCGGGAAGCCGGGCGATCTGATCAACTGCACATGCTTCATGCGTCCGATTGTTGATTTTTCCGGACTTTCGGGTGATGATGGTGGCGAGGAGTAACCTCCATGCCCCGAACCGATCATGACCATGAACGACTGATTTCCAAGTCGATGCCGTGCAAAAACTGCGGCGACAACATGCTCGGAATTTTCACCTATCTCCTGCGTCGCGTATGCACCCCTTGTGGTGGCCATGCTTTGCGGTATGATAAACGGGACAGGCAAATCCAGAAAAGCAGGGAAAATGTCCGCTCGCAGCGTTGATCGTAACGGCTTTATCACCATCTCCCGTAATCCCATCTCTCGCGTTGGGGTTTTCCCGTATCTGGGTGCCAACCTGCCGGGCGCAGCGGATCCGAACAAAGTTTATAACGTCTATCGACCGGCCGAGACCCTTCAGGACCCGGCATGCATTGCTAGTTTTCAACAGGTCCCGCTCATCGATGATCACACCATGATCGGGTCAACCGAGATGGGATTCACGCCCGCCGAGAAGAAGGGTATCCATGGCATCACCGGAAGCCGTGTTGATTTCGAAAATAATATTCTGTACTCTGATCTTAAGATTTTCAGTGAAAGCCTCGCCGACAAGATCGATGATAACAAAATTGGCCTCTCTCTCGGATATCTGTGTGAATACGAATATGCGCCCGGGGTATTTAACGGGCAGTTCTATGATTTCGTCCAGCGGTCCATGCGCGGGAACCATATAGCCTTAGTCGATGAGCCGCGCTGCAATGTCTACGTCTTGGACGGAAAATCGATCACTTTTGACAGTTTAGACCTCTCAACCCACAAAAAGGAAAATCAAGACATGCTCACCCCGGAACAAATCAAAACGCGTCTCGACACACAGGATGCCGCCTTGGCCAAGATCACATCCGGGATGGATGCTCTGGTTAAGGCGACCACGGACGCCGCCGAGAAGGCCGCCAAGGATGCCGAAGAAAATGAAAAGGAAGAAGCCGCCGCCAAAGCCGCCGCCGATAAAAAAGCAAAAGATGAACTGGAATATGATCCAGAAAGCGAAATGGACAGCAAAAAAGCGATGGATGCCCTGACAAAAGTCACCGGCGCTTTGGATGCCGCAGTCAAGAAAATCGATACCCTGACCTCGGAAGTCACCGCTTTGAAGACCGGCGCCCCGAAAGCTGCAATGGATGCGATTTCAAAACGTGATGCCCTGGCCGCAAAGCTTACCCCATTCATTGGAGCCTTCGATGCATCGGATAAAACGGTTCAGGAAGTCGCTGAATATGGCGTTAAAAAACTGGGCGTTGCATGTGATGCAGGCCAAGAAATCTCTGCCCTGACCGGTTTCCTGCATGGTCGCAAAGCCGATGTCGACAATATCGTTCACATCTCCGGTGAGGACGGTGTAAAAAAATCTAGCAAAATCAACGACTACAAATCTGGCAAAGCATAGGAGCCCCGCATCATGTCATTCCAATCCACAATCAATACCGATCAGGCATACGGCATTCCAGGCGAACTTGCATTTGAAGGTCCCCTGCGTTCTGAACCTTTTATCCTGCGTTCTGCATCTGCGCTGAATAACGTCTTTGGCCGCGCGTTCACTCGTGTTGCCCAAGGTGTCGCTCAAGCCGGCGGAACCGGTGCCTTCGTTGGTCTTCTCGTCGATCCAAAACAGCATGTTTCCTACGGCACGGCGGCGGGTGGCACTCTTGCTGGAACCGATGCATTGCCGAACGAAACCATCGCCGACATCGCGGATATGGGCGAGTTCTGGGTTCTCTTGGCAAATGCTGCCCAGATCGAAGACCAGGTTTTCTTTGACAACACCACTGGCGCACTTGGTTCTGTTTCCGCTCCGTTCCAGTTCACTGGTTCGATTGCGACAACCGTTCTGACCGTTACCGGCACCCCAGGCGGCACGCTTGCCATTGGACAAACCATCACTGGCCCGGGCGTCACTCCAGGAACCACAATCGCATCTCTGGGTACAGGGACAGGAGGGGCTGGGACTTACAATATCAATAACTCTCAGACCGTTGCGTCTACAAACCTCACCGCAACCACAGCAACGCCAGCAGGGAAAACTAATATCCCCCGTTGCAAAGTCAGTCACTTTGAACCAACAGCCGCAGGTCTCGCTTGCGTCACCATCACGAATTAAGGGAGCCAACGATAATGAAAACCTCAAAAATCCACTCTTCCGTAGGCCCTCGCAAAGTCAGGTCTTTGGCAAATTTTGACACCGCCGAAGACTTTGCGGCGATGGATGACCTGCCGGGAATCGGTATCGGTCTGGACTCTGAAAAGGTCCGCGACATGGCCATGCATATGGGTATGGATGCCATTCAAGGCCAAGTCCTG